TTAATCACTACGACATGAGAACAGATTTAAAGAAAATCAAGCAGTTTTATTTACTCTACGGAGAACAAAAGAATGGCAAGCGAGACGAGTCAATTCACTATTGCTTTAAGCCTACCGAAATAGGTCGATATGCACGTCTAGAAATGGCTCTAGATGGTGACCTATACGAAAGCATTGGTTACATCCCTTTACTATCCATCCCAAAGGATGCATGGACGAAAGAATGGATGAAGCAAATAGTAGCTTGTATATGGAACGAGCAAGGCATACTAGGCATCGTCCAATCGCTTGACTATGTCAAGAAACACACAAGAGAACAATTACTAGAAATCATCAAAGAAGAAATTAACCTTTAATCTATTTAATCACTTAATTATTTACACTATGAAAGCAATTATTATTTACACCGAAATCAATGGTTCAAGAGTTCAACATGACTCAATCAAAAGTGCCTTAGAGGCACATGGTTTATTTACTACTCGCATCTCTATGAAAGAGGGAGTAAAGAAGCTACTACGTAATGGCATTAGTGTCTATGACCATGATGGTAATTCATTAGGGCAGATAGATACCAATCCCCAAGTCAAAGCGAGCAAGCCTAAAGCACTAAAGCCTACGGCTACACCTACGTTTGATGTGTCATCCCTACGGGATATCATCCAAGCAGAGATACGCTCGGCAATGGATAACGTTCAGCTATCAGCAGACAAGCCAAGACGAGGCTCTAGTGTAATTGATGCGAGCAACATCCAAGAGGCTATTCAGAAGTACGCTAAGCCAAGCGTAGAGCATGACGGCTACTACGTATCAGACGAGGTATGGAAGCAGATTTTATTTGCCTTTAAGACCAACAAGCCAATCCTTTTAACGGGAGCGAGTGGAACGGGTAAAACAGACCTAGTACGAGTCATTGGCTCAAGGTTAGGTCTAGGAGTTTATTCGGTTGACTGCTCGGCAATGGAAGATGCGAGCGAGGGATTCATTGGTAAACGTGAACTGAAAGACGGCAATACTTCATTTGAGCCATCTAAGTTTAGCGAGGCTATAGCACAAGAGCAGATAGTTCTACTAGACGAAGTGTCTCGTTCACCAGTAGGAGCAAATAACATCTTGTTCCCTTTATTAGACCATAGACGAGTCCTTATCAATCCCCATGGTGAAGACGTACCATGCGAGGCGTTCCTAATTGCTACGGCAAATGAGGGAGCGAACTTTACGGGTACTCAAGTGATGGATGAGGCATTTAGGAATCGTTTCTATGTGATTAACATCGACTATGCACCACAAGACGTAGAAGTTGACATCCTAACGAGACGTGATGGTATCAGCAAGGCAGATGCTACTCGCATTACGGGTATCGCTAAGACGATACGTCAACAAGCCTCTAGTGGAGACTTGACTCGTTCAGTGTCACTTCGGGAACTATTCATAGCGAGCGAGCAGATAGCGTTCGGGTTCTCGCTCGAGGATGCATTAGAAAATGCATTTATCGGAGGGTTCCAAATCGATGAGCAGATGTCTATTCGTGACTTAATCAGAACTCAATAATTAACCTAAATATTTTACGAGATGAAAGACGTAATCAACAACAGAAGTAGAGACTTCATAACTAGAAACAAGAAGTCTATCAAGTGGTCAAAAGGAACCACAGAATTTGTACTAAGAGGCAAGTCTATCGGAGGGGTAGATGAGGCATTGAAACTCATTTATTCACAGATGCGACACAGAGCCGTTTCTCTAGGCTATCCAAGAGTGCCTATTAACTTCGATGCGAACGGCTCGTATACGGACTTAAAAAGCATTTGGGTAGGTCTTGACTACATCCACGATAATAACTTTACGCTCGAGCAGAAAGTAGACATCGCTAAAGGCTTAGCAAGCCATGAACTAGCACACATCATGTACACTTGCCAACAAGCCAAGAAACGATGGGAGAAGAGCCTTACACGTGATGAGGTGAATCTTACCAATACTCAAGTCTTCTTAGACATCGCAAACATCCTAGAAGACGAGCGTATCGAGACTAATCTAATCAAGAAGTTCGGAGGGGTTGCAGATGATTTAGCTTTAGTAAAGAGACGTTACTTCTCTAAGGTGGTTGACTTCAATCCCCAAGGTGAAATTCAGAACGCTCTAGTACTACTGCTATACATCGTTCGCTATCCATCGTCAATACCGCAAGAACTTATCGATGCTCAGCAAGACTTCTACGAGTTCGTATGCGAGCGAATCGATACGCTCTACAACAAGACGAGACTAACTGCTAAGAAAGACTACGAGCACATCCTACAAGCAAGCCTAGATATCATCAAGGTTTTACCAATGGGAGATGGCAAGTCAGCAGAGCAAGTTTCACAAGAGGCTAAAGAGAAAGCTAAGGAAGCAGAGAAGAAGATGTCAGATGCGAGCGACAAGAGATGGAAAGTTCGTGATGATAGAGATACGGAGATGAGCGAGGCAGACTCGTATGCGGAGCAGAACGAAATCCATGAGAACGCTCAAAAAGAAATCGAAGAGTTAGAGAAAACCATCATAGAATCGAGAGAGCAAATGGAGGAAGCGAAAGAGACTCAATTCAATCCATTCGGTAGAGGTAATAGCCTTAACGAGACTCTAGACGCTCGAAGCGATGACGATGCGAGAAACTTCGCAGAGTTATCTAAGAATCACAATTTCGATGAAATCACAGAGCGTGGTTCATTCGTGAAGTGCGAAGGTCATATTTGCAAGCCAATCGTTGACGATGGGTATAGCAGATACTTACCAAGCGAGAAATTCGAGGAACACCATAACGCTATAAAGCCTTTGATGGGTACGCTTAAGCAAGCGATGGCATTGCAGTTCGAGACTCGCAATCGTATCGTTCGAAATCAGCGAAGTGGTCGTATCAAAAACGTAGTCGGGGCACACATCGGAAGACAAGACGTATTCGCTCGCAAGCCTCGCATGACTCAAGAGAAACTCAATCTTGTAATCCTCATTGACCAATCGGGTTCAATGGGTGACGAGAAGATAGAGATAGCGAGAGACTTCGCTATGTTATTCTATCAGACGTTTCGTAACTCGCCAAACGTTGACCTTTGGATGTATGGTCTTAGAAGTTTAGGTTCAGACCATCGCACCGAGGAGTTCTACTCGCCAAAACTGAAAGGCGAGTTTAGAAAGCGTTTTGGAGGTATGGTCGCAGGTGGAGCCAATGACGATGGACACCAAATCGTTAGTCTAGTTGACCATGTTCGCTCGCATACTCAAGAGCCATGCATTCTCGTTTGCATCTCGGATGGTGAGCCAAGCGATAGAGACTATTTGAAATATTCAGTTCGCTACGCTAAATCGAAGAACTTCTTTCCGATTCAAATCGGAGTGGGTACCGACTACGGAAGTCGAGGCAATCAGTTCTTTGACGAGTGGGCAGAGGCATCGTTCGATGACATCTACCGAAACAATCTAGATTCAGCAGTGCTAAGAAAACAGGTAGTCAAGAAGTTTTCACAGGTAGTGCGAACTAAAGTAGCGAGTGTACTCGCATAAGTATAATCAGCTCCGCTGTTTTTATGCGGGGCACAAATTCAATCACATGAAAGTAAAAGACTTAAAAAGAATCATAGCTACTATGGATGACGAAACGGACGTTGAGTTCTTTCGTTACGAATACGATGAATACAGAATTGAGTACTACGATGAAGAACTAGTATTTGATAGCGTATCTCATGGTCTAGAAAAAACAAGACTAATCTTTATATCCGAGTTCCTATGATGATATTATTTAACTACCATGAGACAGATGATGCGAGTGTATCAATCTACGGGATGGACTTCGGTGATGTACGAAAACTCATCAAAGAACATAACGAATACTTTGACACCGACTATCAGACGATAGCCGAGTTCAATGAATCAGAATCAGTACGTGAAATAGAAATCGAAATACTATGAGACAATACAGAAGCAATCAAGGGAGAAACCCTAGACGAAATGAACATAGCTATCAAGTTGTGTTTGCTATCGGAATGATAGCGTTAACCCTATTTATTATTAATCTTTTAAATCAATTATTATGAACAAGTCAGAAAGAATCCGACTAGATAGCATGACTATCGCAAACCAATTCAGTTACGCAAACAGAAACAAAGAAGTGTTTGCAAACGCATTCCCACAAGCAGTGGGTCATGACAAACCATTCTACCTACCGAAGTTCAATCTTCATTCACAAGGCAGACGAATCATGGAGTGTACTTTCACTATCGTTAATGACCCCGATGATGGGTTGTTAATTTATGCGTGGAAGTTGACAAATGGAATGCATTATGAGCGAGTTAAAAACGTAGAGGATGCTCTAAAGTTTTTCAATTTCGAACCGAACTATGAGCCAATAGGATATTGGGATTAATCACTAATTAAAAAGTAAATTATTATGAATGAAAGACTACTACAAATCTTGCGAGTTCTCAAGGAGGACTTCGAGATGTTACAAGATGGCAGATGGGAAATCCATCTAGCATCAGATGGTGCAGAGATACAAGCATCAATAGACAACATTGATGAGGCTATTGAGATAGCTAACGAATCAGAGAAACTAACTCAAGTATTAGAGTGGTTCAATAGCTTTGTCGACTTTGTCGAAAACGTAGATAGAAATTTATATAACCAAGCGTGCGAGTACGCAGATAAAACAGAAGAATAGTTATGAGACAATTATTGCCACAAGAAATGGAGTTTATTGCAGACCTAGCGGATGCACAAATCAATGGAACACTAATCGTAGAACCTAATGGTGATACTAGATATGACGATGCGAGTCAGCAAGACTTCAACGAGGTCTATGACAAAGTCGAACACTACTATCGTGAGGTAACTACTATGCTTGAATACAAGTTGAAGTTGAATGCCGATAAGTTGGAAGAGATGACTAAGGAGTTCGAGCAGTTGAAACAAGACTTCGAGCAGTATCAAGCGTGGGTTAAAGACGAAAACGAAGGCACACACTTGAAAGCATTGCATGGAGTGTTTGGCGAGTACACTTGCTCGCATTGCCATAGACTAACTCATGAAGCCCTAGAAGTTGAGCATGGTTCAGAACTTGTTTGTGAAGAGTGCTACAACGATGACTACGTGAGGTGCGAGCGATGCGATACCAAGACGATAGACTATCATGTTATCTACGGAGATATGAACGTATGCGATGTATGTAAAGACGATATGTAATGAAGAAGTTTTTACTCTATCTAGCTACGGCAGTCGTTTATGCGGTTGCCGTTCTAGGTCTCGCTTACATAGGCTTAGTTCTTTATTATGTATATTGGTTGTTTGTTTAATCTCAATCCCCTAAGCTATGCACGAACTACTTGTTAAAGGTTGTCTATTAAAATTGATTTGGTCAGATGGAGCAGTGGAAGAAGTGACTATTCCAACACATCTACGTAAACAGATAGACGAGTACCTTGACGAGGTTGAAGTCACAAGAAACTTAAATGAATTTACTTATGTCAAAAACAATTAAAGACTTCAAGAATCAAGGCGATTACTTGAAGTACAAATCAGAGGTTTGCTATTGGCGAATCAAAATGCTTAAGCAGGAATTACTCGAGAATCAAAGCAGTTCTTTTAGAAAGAGTATCCTATCATTAATAACCAAGTATGAGAATCAGAAAATGGAAATCGACTCGTACTTACAAAACATTAAGTAACATGAAAGCAAAACTAGACAAGTACACAAAGGCTATCAGAGTCATAGCGAGTTGTGAAAACGTAATCCAATTAGAGTACGCAAAGAACTATATCGAGAACTTCTTGACGAGTCAGAGTACAAAGAAAGGACAGACCTACACCACAGACGAGGTAACTTGGGATAGGTACTACAATCTACAGAACTACTACGCAAAGCAAAGGCGAAAGCTATTCTAAGCGAGTAGAAACTACAGAAGAAAGGGACGTTGATTAATTTCAGCGTCCCTTTTTTTTATGCAAAGATTTTTGGATGGGACGAACCAGCAGCTGCAGCAAAATTTTTTTTCATTCATAGCGAGTGACTCGCATAAATCTATCAGGTATCCTGAAAAGTTCCAGACGAAAAGCTATTTCGTTTAGAAAACTTACTCACACAAGTTGATAAAAGTTGCAAGAAGTTCTTGACACATTGCAAAACATTTGAATATATTTGAGGGTATTAATTATTAACCCTAAATAAAAGACGGAATGAAAAAATTACTTTCCACTTGTATCAACGAGTTCGCAGAGTCAGAATACTCTACGACTCGTGGCAAAATCAGAAGCGAGATGACTAACAAGACGTACAGAAGCATCTCGAAAAACTTGATTGAGATACTCTCAAGTAAAGACATCAACATCTACGATTACGATTTGTCTGGATTAGATGCGATGAAAGACAGACAGAAGTATCAAGAGCGTAACTCTAAATGGGAACGGCTCGCAATCAGAATCAAGAAAGAGTCAAGACACCTTAGCGAGAACGCTCTCAAGCACAGACTTGACTTCATGAAACACGTACTCGTTCGCATTGAAGACGAGTTCGGAGTAAAGACAGGTAAAAAGTTCTTTAGGTACAAAGCGAGCAGAGGAATACCCACCGTGATTAACACGGAGCTGTTCAAGAAAACAGTGAAACACGCAAAGGATGTTTGTTCGAGCGATGAGTACACAAAACAACAACAACTCGGAGCTCTTACATTTCTTCTTTGTGCCTACACTTCTGCGAGGCTACGTGATTTGATGGAGCTCAGATACTCAAAGAATATTTCTTTCGGGAACTACTCGCATCCTAGTTATCTAACCTATCAAAACAGAAAGACCAAGTCTGCCCCCGTTACTATTAAGCTACCGAACGACATAGTAAACATCTTGTTGTCTATGGAAACAGATAGCGACTTAATACTACGTGGTTATACAGATGGTACTATGCGTAATAACTTTAAGGACTTCCTTATGACTATGGAGGACTATCACATGAACGTTACCAAGACAACCCCCATGGCTAACGGATATGTAAAAGCTAAGAAGGTTAAACTCTACGAGATGATTACACCACACAAGGTGCGAGCAACCTTCATTACGCAGATGATTGAGAATGGTATCGACTTAGAAACTGTGATGAGTTTCAGTGGACACAACAACATCCTTACTTTATCCAACAGATATGCAAAGGTGAGTGACATCCACAAGGAATCGCAGTACGATATCTACGCTTCCATCTTTGAATAAATTGCGAGTAGTTTTAACTTATTAACAAAACCTTCTAGATGTTGCTAAATGTTTTAACTTGCTATAAGCATCCTAAAACCAATGGCAAACCATACAATACGAATAGCAAAATGGAATCTGAATCTAGACCTAGGAGTTCTTACCGACAAGAACGTCTTGGTTAGTTTCGAACAACTGAAAGAGCATATCTTCAAAGAAAGAAATGACCTAATTCAGAAGTATAAAATCCGCTCCAAACTTTTACCCGATGGGTATACAATCAAGGTATTCGTAGCATGGGATAGTGTGCTAGAAGAAATCATTGAATCAAAATATCTAGAAGAAGTTATTTATGGCAAAACTAAAAACAGTTAACATAAAGGGGAAACCTTATGTTATGGTGCAAGAGAAGATTAAACACTTCCGCACCGCAGAAGAGTACAAGAATTGGACACTACGTTCAGAGATTAAAACCTTGAACGAAGAAGTTGTGGTAGTACACGCTTGGGTGGAGGACACCGATGGAGTAGTGAGAGCAGACGCTCATGCTCAAGAGTTTCGTAATGCGAGTATGATTAATAAGACATCATACATTGAGAACTGCGAGACCTCAGCATGGGGAAGAGTTCTTTCTAATCTGGGGATTGGAGTTGACACATCTGTTGCGAGTGCAGAGGAAGTATTGAATGCTATGTCTCAGCAACAACAACAGAAACCATCTAGCGTTAAGTTCAATCCACAACAAGCAGTCACGAGAAAGCAATGAAGAAAATAAAGATAGGTAGCTATACTCTTGTACCATACAGAGACCTTAGCTACGATGAATGGCTAGAAATCAGAAACAGTTTTGGGTTAGCACTAGGTGGTTCTGATATGTCTGTAATCATGGGAGTAAACGAGTACGCATCACTACCCATGTTGTTCGACCAAAAGTTAGGCTTAATAGATAAAGCCAATCTTACTCATAACAAGGCGGTCTTTTGGGGAAACAGAATGGAGAACATCGTAAGAGAGTCATCTCAATACTACGATGTAGATAATGCAAATAGTTACCTATCTAATTTTGCTGATGGCAAAAAGGTTAGAAACCACATTGCTTTTGACTACACAATTCAGAACGAGAACATCCCTTTCATGTTTGCTAACGTGGATGGTATTAGTATTGATGCGAGCGAGGAAGAAGTTGTTGATTTAGTTGAGGTCCAGGGGAAGATTCCAATCCCCGAGTCTATCATCGAGATTAAGACAATGAACAAGCACGTATACGACAAGTGGGGTAATGAGGCTGATGGAACTAAGGGGTTACCTATCGGTTACATTTATCAAGTACTCGCATACATGGTTCAGTATATGGAAATGAATCCAGACATCGATGCTTATATCTTTTCTCTCGTTGCGGGAATGGACTTGCACGCATATCACATCGAATACAACGAGGACATCGTTAACGAGATGTTGACTAGAGCATACGAGTTCAACCTGCTACTGCAGGAGGGAGATGATATTATCCGTAATTCTTCAAGCGAGTCACAAATGAAGCGAGGTCTTGATGAGATAAGACCCGAAGCCGATGACTCTGATAACTATCAGCAGTACATCAATAAAAATTATTTGGACAAACTAGATGTTACCTCTCGTGCTTTAGGCACGGAGGAAATGTTAGAAGTAGCACGTAAGTATAGCGAGATAAACAAGCAGATGGGTACTCTTAAGCGAGAGAAAACTAAGTATGGTAACAAAGCGAGAGAGTTCCTAAACAAACTTGAGGTATCTCAAATAGATTTGCCAGATGATGGTGGAGTTATTAAGTATAACAATAGATTAATTATAAAAGTGAAATGAGCGAAAGAGCTGTAGAGAAGTTGATTTACACACACGATGAGTTGTGCGAGTCACTAGGATGGTCTAAGTATCAGTTGAAGATATATAGAGACCAAGGAGTTTTAAAACCATTACCTAATCGTAAGCCACTTATGTTTACAAAGGAATCGGTGCAAGCGTTTTTAGAGACAATACAGAATGACGATGGTATTGGGAAGAAGTAACAGAGAAGACTTTGATAAAAGAGAGGTACATACATTTGAGTTGATACTCTCATCGGTTAAGAAGAACTTTGTTCTTGACCCAACCCCCGAAGATTCTTTTGTTGCATCCAAATCCATCGAAGGAGTAAAGACTATGCCTCACTTGGTCATCTTCTTTTTGTGTTACAATTTCAATGTACCTATCGAACTAATGATATTGCATTTTGATTTGACCGATAAGAAGTTCAAGGAGTTTAGTAACAGACTCTGTATTGGTATCCATAAAAACGATGTTAAGCTTTTAAGAAAGATTGAAATATGCAAGAGCTACATAGACCGAAAACTATAATCAAGGCTATCGAAAGAGTAGGACAAGTCCACTCTATAAGTGATGTAATTAAAACAGAACACTACAAGTGTCTGAAAATAGTAGTAGATATTTACGAAGGCTCGCTTGAAGCGAAGCCATACAAGCTAGAGTTCTATTGCTACGACAAAGAAGTCATATCAGATGCGAGTAAATTAAACGAAGGAGACTACGTAAGTGTACGATACAGAACCAGAAGCAAAATCAATAAGCGAACGGGAATGTTCTACACTAACAACGTCTGCTATAAAATAAATATTATAACCGAAAATCAATTATTAATTTTTAATTCTAAATCAGATGAGTAATTATTCAAACAACAACAAGACCTACACAAAGAACTACATTGCTAGTGGTAAGAAGAACGATAAGTATGATATCGTTTACACACGTCTTTACGTAGACAAGTTTCAGAACTTACTAAAGACAGACCATAAGTCTGGTAGACAATACCTTGACATCAATGTTGGTACTCGCAGAGAAGTAGACCAATACGGTTACACTCACAACGTATGGGTTAACACGGAGGATGGTGCACCAAAACCTCAACCACAAGCACAACAAACAAACTATCAGCAGAGAAGTGACGAACAGATATCTTCTTTTGATATTAGTGACGCTCCGTTCTAAATTAGTTTACGTCTATACGTTATATACCCTCAGTATATAACGTATAGTACGTATTACTATACGTATTTAGTATACGTATTAAGTATAAAAAACTAAATAAATTATTACCAACCAAATGTTTTTTTCAGAAAATGAATTGGCAAACTATTTCGCAGAACATACCTGCACATAAAACCACAGGGCAAATAAAAATGAAGTGCCCTAATTGTAATCACAAAAGAACAGATAAGAACGATAAGAGTCTATCAGTAAACGTAAACGATAAGAGTTGGTTCTGCCACTATTGTAATACCAAGGGCAGAGAACAAGAAGATACTATTGAACCTATCGTTAAAACTATATCTAAACCGCTCCAAACAACTATTACAGAACAAGCTAATGACCTTTCAGTAGAGGCAGTTAAGTTTCTACAATCCCGAGGCATAAGCGAATCTACTGCTCGCACGTTAGGCTTGAAAGAATTTCGTAAGGAAATTCATTTCAACTACTACTTAGATGGGCAGTTAGTAAACATCAAGTACAGAAAGATAACCGAGAAAAAGTTTCGCCTTAAGAAAGGCGGTACTCTCGTAGCTTACAACATCGATTCAGTAGAGGCAGATAAAGTTTGCGTTGTAGTAGAAGGTGAGATGGATTGTTTATCCGTAGTCGAAGCAGGTATAGAAAACGTTATAAGCGTTCCTAACGGAGCTAATGGACTTGAGTGGGTAGACAACTCATATTCTAAATTAAAGGACGTTAAACGCTTTATAATCGCTATGGATTCTGATTCAAAAGGTTCAGAATATAGTGACGAATTATCCAGACGTTTAGGTCGACATCGCTGTAAGCGAGTCGAATACCCAACAGACACTAAGGACTTCAATGAAGTACTCATGAAGTACGGCAAAGAAAGAGTCGTTGAGATTATAGAGAAGGCAATCTCCTATCCTGTAGAGGGAGTACTAACTATTGATGATTGGAAGCATGACCTTTGGAGAACGTTTCAAGAAGGTCAGAAAGGTGGAGACACCGTAGGTTTAGGTGACTTAGATAAGTTACTCTCCTTTCTTCCAGGGCAATTCACTGTAGTCACGGGAGTTCCTAGTTCTGGTAAGAGCGAGTTCCTTGACCAAGTACTCGTCAACCTCGCATTCAAACGAGGCAAGGTAACACGTGATTGGAAGTTCGGAGTTATCTCTTTCGAGAATCAACCTTGTTATATCCACATCATCAAGCTAATGAAGAAAGTTCTTGGTAAAGACTTTCGTCAATCAAGCATATCTAAAAACGAATTGAAGTCCGCTGCTCTAGATATTGATGAGCGGTTTAAGTTCTTTAATGTATTAGAAAATGAACTAACGATTGATGGAATACTAGCCAAGGCAAAAGAACTAGTAGGTATGTATGGTATCAATGGATTAGTTATTGACCCATATAACTACATAGAAGCGAGTATGGAGCACGGAATGTCAGAGACTAACTACATCTCCGAAGTACTCTCTAAGGTGGTTTATTTCGCAAGAGAGTATCAAGTGCACGTTTTCTTTGTAGCACACCCTACTAAGATTCAGACCGACCCTAGAACGGGGAACTTTATAGTTCCAAACCTCTACTCAATATCGGGTAGTGCGAATTGGTACAACAAGGCAGACAACGGAATGGTAGTCTGGAGAAACTTTCAGACAGACGAGATAGAAGTGCACATCAAGAAAGTTAGATTCGCATGGGTAGGTAAAGTTGGTCATGCGAGCTACGTTTACAACAAAACAACAGGACAATATATACCCGTACAACTATGAGTTACAGAGAACACCTTATCAACCACTACACCCATTGGATTAAGACTACCAAGAATGAAAGACACAGAGCATACGCACAGACAATGCTTGAGTCTGTTTACAATGGAGACTACAAACAACAGTTCAAAGAACTAGGTAGTCATCGCAGTAGGTTTAAACATACTGAGAGTGGAAGAATATACACCTCTCTACAAGAAGCAGCAGATGCTTTTGGAGTGAGAGTAGACACTATCTCTATCAATTATAAGAGATACGGATTAGAAAAAATTGCACTATAACTTTTTAACAATATATACAATGTCAAAAATTACCAACGCACAAAAGATTACTTTAGTAGGAAAGGAGATAGTAGATATGCTTCTTCGGAAGAACAAGAGTTATGGGGATTCAGCTTTGAAGCCCCTTAATATCTTCTCCAGAGGAACTGCTGAAGATAACTTGCGAGCTCGAATGGACGACAAGCTCGCACGTATTAAGAACAAGGGGATTGATGCTGCAACCGAAGACTCATTACTAGACCTAGCAGGATACATTATACTACTTATGATTGCTCGCAGGGATAGAAACGATACCTTCTCCAAAGAGGAACTTTGGAATGACGAACACGATTGAAATAACTTGGGAAGGTCACATCTCTCTGAATGAATGGTACTCTAGTAAACATTGGTCGTACCGTAAGAAACAGAAAGATGAATGGTTCAAAACATTTAAATCTTTACTAGATGTTTTCCCAAAGAAAACCTTCGAGAAGTATTCAATCCTTTTAGAGTATAACTCTAGATTAGACCCATCCAATACGATTACCATGATTAAGTTGCTGGAAGATACTATGAAGAAAGAGTGTTGGATTGTTGATGACTCTCCTAAATACTGCGAGTCCTTAACTATAAGGTTCAGCCAAGAGCTGTCTAAGAAAACCTACAGAGCAACCATAACCAATGAAACTACACCAATCAGCTGAGTCAGAACTTCTCGCTATGTCACGTATCAGTAGCGAGGGGTTCATTGTCTTCACACCCACAACCCACGCAACCAACGCAGACTTCATTGTCTACGACAGACAAACAACGAACGCTTACACTGTTCAAGTAAAGTCCACTGAAACGTTTAACTCCAGAAGAAAGCATTGTTACATCTTCGATATACGAAAGCCTAATGGCAAGTACGAAGCAGAAGCATTTGATATTTATGCCTTTGTTGTAACAAGTACTAGAGAGGTACGTTTTGAATGGAAGAGCAACATGCCTTCTAAATCTCAGATTACTTTTAATACAGGTGAGCAAGCTAAGTATCCTTGGTCTCCGAACACACTAAGGTCTATACTCGATGGAGCACAATAACGATTTCAAGTATGACCTGAAGCTGGGGCAGGAAGGAGAAAACATTATCGCTCGCTTACTCGCAGGTACAACTATCGAAGTAAAGACCGACTGGATAGCAGCGAGAACGGGAAATGTTTATATTGAATACCAGAGCAGAGGTAAAGCGAGTGGACTAGCTACAACTCAAGCTAAGTTCTGGGCATACATCATACTCAAAGAGAATACACCTAGAGATTCTTTTACTGTAGATGCTATACAAGATATCTTATTCTTTAAAGTAGATAAGATTAAAGATGTATGTAGGAATTGGTTGAAGACCAATCCCCCAAAGAAAGGCGGAGACTCCAACACTAGTCTCGGATGTTTAATACCTATAAAAGATTTGTTTTGAAGAATCACACTAGAGTTTATATGCGTCACTTCGGAGGAGACTGTGGCGAGTTTGTTCCATGCGAGATATGCGAGAATCCTGCAGTAGATGTACATCATATTGACGCTAGAGGTATGGGTGGTTCAGATGAGAAAGACCACATCGATAACTTGATGGGTCTGTGTCGTGAGTGTCACTTGCATTTTGGAGATAAGAAAAAATTTAAGCGAGTGCTTAGAATCATACACCAGTTCCGTCTACTGGAGACTAAACCGTTTTCATAAAGATAGGTCCACCTTCTCCTAAGTCTTCCTCTTCCCACACTTCCATCCAATCAAGGGCATCATCAAACTCTATCTCGTCATCATGTACGAGTACTTCTATACATTTCCAATAGTCATAGATTGCTCTTTGAAACAATCCCCTATCCTTACATACACCCAAGAAAGCTTTCTCGAATCCATCTAGTAATACTATTGGTTCTTGCGGATAGTTATTACTCCGACTCTCCGCTATCTTAATAAGTAAATCCTTCTTACTCAAGTTCTTCATCCGATTCGAACACTTCTAAACACAGTTCTACTAAAGGTAAGTATAAAACATGCATTGAGGATATGCTAGTGTAGTAAGTTCTCAACCCTAAAAGTATTCCTGGGTATAGTCCGATTGATAATGTCCAGCTTTTCATTTGGTTGTTTGGAAATTTATGTGTATGTTTGTCTCATATTGTTTTCATAAACGGTAATAGTTAGGTTAACACTAAACCGATAGAGCCCTAAACTCTGTCGGTTTTTTTATTTGTTATCCTTCATAGAAGTACCGAAGTAGTAACCGAAGATACTAAGCACTACACCTTCTACGATACCGACCATGTGGTAAAAAAGCTCCTTGTTAGATTCTGGAATCTCTAGTGTAAGGATAGCCCATACTACTACACCGAACGCAGTAAGTCCTACAATACCCGTCAAGTTAAATAAGAAGTCAAACTTACCTGTTTTAGCAAGCTCTACTTCTCTTCCACGTGCTGAGTCTCTATCAGCCACCTCTGCTTTATAAGCCTCTATAAGGTCGTTGTGTAGCTTTTCTTTCTCTTCTGGGGTGATAGTGCTATCAGAGTCGATAATCGTTTTAAGAGCCTCTAATGGACCTCCTGTAAGGGCAGCACCTGCAAGCTCTGGTAATTTCCTCATAAAGAACTTACCTACTGCAGTGTCTTTAAACTTCTTCTTAGCCATTTGGTTCAGTTGTTTTGGAGATTAGTTTCTTTCCACCTCTTAACCTTATGGTAACATAATCAGTCGTTAGTTTTTTTTTGATGACTATTTCAATATCGTTGTTAGAGTATTGCTTCTGAATTACATTGATGATTGGATTATCATCTGTTGATTCAAGCCACTCCGTTCTGTCCGTGATATCTTCAGTCTTAACTACGTGACTGCTCGCACATGATGCGAGTGCTACGAAGATTAGAAGGGTTAGTTTTTTCATTTTTCTTTTATTAACTCTTTAAGTCGAGCTATATCCTTACGGACTCGCTCTCTTTCTAGTTTAAATTCTAGCACCTCGTTTTCTAAGGTTCTTATATCTGGGAAGACATAGTTGTTCTGATTAAAACGTAAGCTACTTATTTCGTCTTCTGCCTCCTTAACTCTGTTCTCAAGTCCGAGATAGATGTAAACAGCAGACCCGACCAATATAATGATTTGTATAAGCCATTTAATATTAATCGAAAGCGAGCTATCATCGTTTATCTTTGGTGCTGTCATTTATTTTTAAGTCGTTCATTCTCCTTCTCAAGAAAATCAACCTTGACTCTCAACGCATGTACTTCTGCTGTTAGTTGTAATACTTGCTCTCGTAATTCATCCTTCTCTTCACCGTTCTGTGAGAGTAATGCTTCGAGATTTCGTACTCTATGTTTTAAATCGTCTCTGTATTGCACGCTGTCTGAGTTCTTAAGTTCGTCTTTCCTATCTTGTGATTTGGTTTTAATACGTGTCTCCATGTACTTCCATATAGCACCAGAACCTAAAACACCTATGATAGTTAATATGATTTGTACTACACTACCATCCATCTTTTTGTAATTTTTCGTTAAACACTCTTGTTGCATTCCAAAAAGCAAACAACATAATGATTACCCATCCCGTTCTTGAACCTACCATTAACCCTTCAACGCTTAGATTGATAACCGTCATCACCGCAATTAGTGCAGCAATCTGTACTGCGAGTAATCTCATCTTGAGAGTTCCGTTCCAGAGAACAGACCATAACTGAAAGCTTCCTGCTCCGATAGCACCAAGTATAAATAACACAGATGGCGTGTCGAACTCAGAGATTAGTGCTGCAGGTAAGCATAGTATGTGGCAGAATGCGATTAGAACTTCATTAGGTTCACTATCTGAGAACCAGAAAATTTCTTTAAATCTTTTAATTCCTTTACTTCTCATAGCATTGAGATTGTTTCAATGAATGCAACCTTGATGCGAATCCACAAACGTTTGCACCAAGGAAGTTCCTTGAACTCTACTGTATCAAATATTGGATGCTTCTCCATACGTCAAAGATATGGATATGCGAGTAACTTACTCTTGACCAGAGTACTTCTCCCAATAGTAAATATAAAGCTGAGTCACCTTGTCGTGTAGTCTACCGTCTTGAGGGTACGCTTCGGGAGAGATGTTATTGGTCTGTCCGTTGTGTATTACAATATGGCAAGGTGGATATGGACCAGACTGTGTAGGCTGTAGTGTTATCTTGATTTCATTAGCGAAGCACCAAGATATAGCCTCGTGGTATTTAGGATGAAAGTAAGTGGAAGGCTGTCTGGATTGTTTCTTAGGCATTCTTGGTAAAGTCGAACTCTAATGTAACAAAAAGTAGTTCGAGTACCAAGGTATTTGACATAAAAATATAGCTGATTCCTAGGGCAACCATCCCCTTGTTTAAAAAGCTTCTAACCTTCATAAGATGTATAGTTCATTTCGTGGTCGTTCTTACACATCGAATATACAATAGAAATATTATCTAGTGCCTGCTCCATCTTAGAAGCCATGTAAGAGCTTATCTCTTTCTTGTTAGCAATGTATGGCTCAAGCATTGTAATCTTCTTAGCGAGCTGATTAAAATCATCTTGGAAAGCCTTCGCATCTGGCTTGGCTTCCTTCATCATTTCACTGAAGGCATCTTGTGCCATCTTTAATTTCTTTGCATTCATACTACATCTTCTTTTTTTGGTTCTGATATCTTCTAGACAATCTCTTAGCTTTACGTAGCTTACCTGCTTTCAAAGCATCCATACCTTTCTTTCTAATGTTAGCTCCTTTTTGAGCAGCTTTCTTTTGTTTAGCGGTTTTAGTAGTAGCTCGCTTAGTAATTTTACCAGCTACAGGAGCAGCGATAGGACTAACAGCAACATCTTTCTTGATTGCATTAAGACGTTTAGCCCTAGGTCTTGTTTCTATTTTCTTCGAATCAGAAGCAACAGTAACAGGGCTAAGAGTTTCTACTCTTGGCTTTTGTTTTGCTTTCTCTCTAGCAATGATTGCATCGTTATACTTCTTCCAATCAGCAGCAGTCTTTAGATTTTTCTCTGGGGTAAATCTAGAGCCGTACTTTTTATTTAGCTTGATAGTGTTGTTTCTATCTGACATACCGTTTATTTTTTATAAAGATATGTAGTTGTAGTCGTATTTATTCGAACGGCAGGTACGAGGTCTTACCATCTACTCGCACTGCTCGCAACACCTTGTTTTTGTTATTTCCCTTCTGGTAACTTACATGCACCCAGTCAGGATTAGTGTCGTCTCCGAACTCCCATATTAGCTGGTTAAACTCTAGATATTTCTTAATCATATTGAATATCATAGCGTTAGTAATGGGTGAGTTTCGGTTGTCTTGGTCGAGGTCTAAAGCGAATCCAAAACAATGCTCGCTTGTCTCGCTTCCACCGATTGCACGGTTCAAACCAGGAGACCTGTATCCTGATGAGATATAGATTGGACACTCAAAGTATTCTCGTATAGGTTGGAAGATACACTCTGCTGTTTGCTTTAGGTTAGCTATTATCTTTTCGTTAGGGGTATTGTCAATCCCCAAGCGAGTAGCAGTATTAGATTTAACCACTTCTGATAACGATAGATTCTTTGATAGTTTCATCTTAGTCTATTACGCTTTTAAACTTAGGCTTCTTTCTTTTCTTAGGTTTCTTTTCTTCTTCGTTCATACGTTGAAGTGTATATAAGCCAGACATGATGTCTCCAGAGAAAGGAATACCTTGATAGATGACTGCTGTCTTTAAGATTTCTAAGAATAGTTCTTGTGCATCTTCTTTTTCTAATTCACCTTGAGCTGCATCTAATGCAGTTTCAACAGATTTCTTAGCAAGCATTACGGGTTCTCCAATAATAGGAACTGTCTGTCTAAGTAGGAAGTTAGAACCAGATAATCTCTGTGCGAATTTATTCAATCCTTCTAGCACAGTTAAGTCTTCTTGGTCCATATATCTAATAGTTCCTCTCACCGCACCAGACACTAAACCATATCCGATAGCAGGTGCTCTACCTATACTTGATAATAAAACAAATTCAGCAACCGCTTGCTTAGCTGCAGTCGTCCACTCTCTTTCCTCTTCCTCATCTGCGAGTCCAACACCTAAGAATAATTGCTGCCATAGCAGGCTCATTAGGTGACTAGTTCCAACTGCATAGATAATACTCGCTGCACTCGCACCCGCTAATCTTCTAGCAGCTTCTTCTTTAGTCATCGTTCCACCTTCAATACCGAAACGACCATCAAGCAAACTTCTTACTGCATTACGGTTTGATTCGTAGTAGAACGTTCTGAAGGTTCTGAACATATTCTGTAAGTACTTCATAGTACCTTTATTTCTAAGAGCTTTTTGATTCATATCAAAAGCTCCACCTGCAAAACTTTCTTTAAGGAATACATCAGCGTAGTTACCCGCTTCTTTCATTGCGAGTCTATTCTGAATAAACAAGTCTGCGTCTGTAAGCATTGCTGAGCTATACTCAATTCCAGTTATCTCCTGGAATCTTTCCTTGAAGATTGCGTTCCATGCTACCGCTCCAATCTTGGTATCGGACATTCTAACAATCTTATCTCCAAAGTTCTTGATGCCTGTTTGTATTTCACCAAGTCTATTCATAGCATTCTTAAATGCTACGTATGCCTCTCTGAACTCACCGTCTTTCTTCCTAACCTTATCCCATATACTAGGAGTTTGTTTTGCTCCAGTGATTCTTTCAGCCCCAATCCCCTCCGCAGAGTAGAAAGCTTTACCTGTCTTATTGAAACGCTCTCTGTGAGCAGAGCCTATCTTATCCATGATAGTTCTTGTCTCATTCATTGTAGCATTACCTATGTTCTCTTTAGAATTAAGAACCATAGCTCTAGCTACTGTAGGACTAGCTATCGAAACTAAAGCAGCGTTTGAGAATAATTCTATAAACCTTCTCGCTGATGCGAGGTATGTAGTATACGTACCTGCTAACATCTTCTGGATAAACCTCTCTGCCATATTGGTTGGTCTATCCATCTTGTACTCAAAGCTATTAATGATACGTTGTCTGATATCATTCTTAAGTGCCACTGCGAGTACTTGAGTCTCGGCATCTCCAAGCTTAGCGAGTATGTTTAGTTGAGCTTGTATGTTTCTAAACTCTTCCCCTAAGTGATATGCTGATAGTACTTCGTTAGTTGCGTAGTTAGCAGCAAACATTAAATCAAACACAGGCTCTCTACCACCCTGTAGTTTTCTTAAAGTACCATCTGTATTTCGGTATGACTGACGACTAATACTTGTCTTGGCAAAACCTAGAGTGTTAGCACTATCTGTATTGAGTAACGACTCAATCATATCTGCTTTCACTTCTCCTGTATTAGCATTCTCTTTCGTAGCTACATATATATAGTTATCAAATACTTCTACTTGTGTTTTGTTTTGGAACTCTTGTAGGTGTCTAACTCTGTCTCTACTGTCTCGCATTCTTTTAGATACAAAGTCTATAATCCCCATCCCAGATTCTTTAGTAGCACCCGTCATTGCTCCCATGAATTTTAAGAAGCGTTCTACTTTCTGGATATCAAGTGTATTGTTTTCTAGCTTAAAGTCTTCAAATAATTCTAAGTATCTATTATTCTCTACGTTGTTCTTGTTCTTGATTGAAGCAATTAAAGACTCATATAGTTTAGGGACTTTATTAGAACCTGGGTTAGATAAGTACTGCTTCTCAATAAGGTACATGTGCCCAAGCATGTTCACGTCTGAATTAGTATACTGTGTACCTTCGAATCTTGCAATAGGTTTTACCTTCGCAAACTTCTCATTGTACTTAGCAATATCTATCTCTCTCTGAGACTCGATAACTGAGAATGATTTTGATATCTGATTGTATAGAATAGGAATAACCTTATCTACTTGACGCTTGAAGAAAGGCATAGCACCAGTAGTGGTTCTCTTTTGAAGAGCATCCATCTCAGACTTAGTTAGTTCTTCTGATGGAGTAGTAAGCTCTCTCGCTTCACGAACAGCTACTCGCTCTTTGATAAGTCTCCCATTCGCATCTACCATGATGCTCATGTTTCCAACCTTATCTGCTAACTCAACAGCATTTACTGCAGCCTCAAACTTTCTAATGATGCCGTAAGCCATTGGCGGTAGGTATCCGTGCTGTAATGATTGTATTGTTTGGAAAAGTCTACGCACCTCGCTGTACTCCATGTAATCCTCCAGGACTTTTATCTCAGTCTCAGAGAACTTAGGCTTGATGATAGCTAGTATCTTGTCTAGAACTTTCTCACTCGCATAAATATCTCCCTGAATATATTTTCTTGGGATACCTCTCTGGAAGTATCTCTTAGATGATTCTACTAAACCAGAAACAACATTCTTGTTTCGTAGGTCGTTTCGAGCCATGTTAGTTATAGACTTTCTGTTTGATTTAAGAATCTTTACAAAGTCCTCACCTCCGTCTAGCTTCTCAGCGATAGCCTCCATGTGAGTATCTGTAAGGTCTAGTTGTTCTACACTAATCTTCTTATATCCTGCAGCAGCGAGCTCATCTCTTTGTTGTAGTAATATCTCTGTAGCAGAACGCACAATATCATTCTTAACTAGAGCTTCTCTTCCTTCGTATTTAGTTCCTGTCATTCGGTCTGAGAACTTAGTGTTCTTCAGTCCGCTCAAGTATACTTCTGAAGCGTATCCTCTAATCTCAGATATGTTTTCTTTAACAAACTCTAAATCAGTTTCAGTAAACTCTTGTACGTCAAACTCAATAAACGCATCACGTATTGCATCGATTGCTTCTTGGTCAGATGTGTATCCAGCTGGGTCTTCATCTATAGATGCGAGTAATATGCGAGCGTATTCTACTACCTTGTCGTGAGTAGTAAAATCTAGAGCTTCTCTGATTTTCTCTGCTAATTGAAGTGCAGGCTCTAGTTGCTTAGGCAACGGCATTACTTGTCTAACTAGCTCTGGCACTACCTTGTTATATTCCTTAACTAAGTCTAAGCCTATAGTAGCACCTGTGTTGGGGTTTATCAATCCCCCAAGCTCATTAATATCTACAGTAGTTAGTATTCCTAACTTACCATAATACATAGAACCAACTCTTCTTGGAGTTAGTCGTTTCTTAAATTCTTGTTGAATTGATTCAGCAGGACGTATGATGTTCTGCCTTGTAGCTTTCGTGTGCTTAATTTGAGCAAGAGATTGTCCGAAAGGACGAATAGGGGATTGACCTAATACTTCGGTGATTGCGTCACGAAGGTCTTTCCTTCCAGCTCCTTGGTTTTGTTCTTTGCTCCGATACTCTCTAAGAATTGTTTCATAGTCTCCTTCTGAGATGAAGTCGACATCGGCTTCGTAGAACTCTGTAGATTGGATTTTTGATTTGTAGGTTTCATAAAATGATTTTACTCTTTGTACGTCTCCGTCTTGAGCGAAGATAGTAATTATTCTTCTATCAGTATCATAAGACAATCCAATAACACCTTCAGCTCTTAAATCAGTAACAGCTTTAACAGCGTCTTTCTCGTTCTTAAATACTATATCTATTGATGTAGATTCTCCGCCTTCTTTGACTCTAGATACTATAGTAGCTTCTTGTGGTTCAGCTACCAATCCCATATAAGCAGCGAAGGCTCGAATATCTCCAGCATTACCTTTTACATCTAGGTTGTTAGAGTATTCAAGAGCACCTTCCCATATACCAATATTGGTTGTAAGATTAGATACGGTAAGATTAAACATCTTAGCTGCATCAATAAATTTCTTTCTGTAGGTTTTAAATATTTTTCCGTTCTTAATATCAATGATATCTTTTACGGTAGGGTTATTGCCTTTGTATTTTTCAGCGAAGAACTCTGGGAATACACGTATAGGTGCAGCAGTTACTCTTGATTGAGTAACATCATCTTCAACGAAAGGTCTAGCTTCGACTCCTTCCAAAGTAACTTCTTCTACTACATCAGCTCCTCTACGCTCCGCATAGTAGTACACGTTAGTTGCGTCTAAAGGAATACTAGGAAGTATATCTCTTGCGTTTACAAACGCTTCAACAACACCATCAGCCTTACCGCTAATAGCAAAAGGATAAGCTTTATGCTCTGCAGCCTTAGGCATTTTTCTTACCTCTACTCCTATCTCTTCAAGCTGAGAAATAGTTTGACGACTTACTTTACCAAACTCTGCTTCATTTACAAACAGCACTTTGCCTGGAGTAACTACAGTTACTAAGTCTCCTTCCTTAGCCTCGGTAGTTATGTCTTCCGATGCGAGCGATACGAGTTGTCCTCGAGTAGGCATACCATAAGTGTTCTGCATAACACTCTTACGTGGAGTACCTGTAACATCTGGGAATACTAGTAAGAAGAATTGTCTGTACGTTGCAAAGTCCATACCAGAAACATAATCAGTAAGCTCCTGAAGAGAAGTCATTGCTTTTACATCTGATTGGAACTTAGCGTATATTGGGTTTTTTCCTGTGTATAACAATGCATCTGATAAATCAGACATAAACTGATTGACATCAAAAGATTTTAATATATCTTCTACTATGCCCTCTTCTCCGAATATCATATCTCGAATCTCTCTGTTTGCATACAGAGAAGATTCTTTAGATGACAAGAACAATCCAAGCTTTTGAATGTTGTTTGAGTTTATCTTCTTAAGTACACCTACTGCCTTACCTAAACCAGCAAACGCTGCTACGATTCCTGCTTCATTTACAGGTCTCAGGAATGGATGTAGTACCCCTCCCATAAGGTCTTTCTTAACAGTCTTATTTCTAGTGATAGGGTTAGTATACTCTACATCTCCAGTGCGTAAGTTGTCATAGACTATCGGCTCCATTGTGTTGCCTGCTATACTTGATAGTTCAATAATTGGAACATTATCTATAATCTCTGTCCTGTTTCTTACCTTAATCTTATTGATAGGCACACCTTTTATGTCTATCCTAGCTACTACACCTACGTCTCTTATTTGTCTTCCTGTAGCGAATGCTTCACTTATATTCTTAATAAAGTCTTCTAAGTTAGATTTATTATCTCCGATTACAATCCCCTTGTCTAATCCTAAAGCATCAAGGATTCTCATGAAGAAGTCTTTGATTCGCTGAGGTATTGTTCTCTTTTCTTTTAAAGATTTAAGTGCTGCTCTAGCTATAGCATCAACAACAGCTTCCTCCTGCATTACGTTTTTAACATCCTCTTCACCTAAATATTGACTCACAAACTTTTTAATACCTGGTATTTGCAAGGCTTCTTGCTCAAGTTTGTTTGCGAGCTCTGTGTTGTTAATTAAAATTCTTTTAGCTATTGGATGAACAAACTCGTGAACCAGAACTCTTTCTGGAGCAGTCTCTTCACTAAGTATTATGGTATTAGAGTCTATATCATAATAACCACCTGGCACTTCTTCTGTTCTTCCTTCAACTAGGGTTTCTAGTTCTTTTAATTGAGCTGCAGTTTTATAAAACACAACTCGCATAGGCGAGTCAATAAAGTCTGTAGTGCCTCTAAAATTTCTTGTAGCTCTAAGTAGTTTTCTAGCAAACTTAAGCTTAGGGGATTGCTTCTCAAATTCTAACATATCTGCCTGAGTATCTTCAGCTGTTATGATAGCATCTGGTGCAGTAGGCTCTCCTTCTTCAAAAATCTTATCTAACTCTCTTTGATAAGTATCTAGCGAAGTAGTTACTTCTTTATTATACTCCTCGTTAGTTATAAACTTAGCTTTGAGTTGATTATCTAAAGCTTGTATTTCATTTACTAAGGTTTGTTTGATTGGACTGTAAGCTACCTCATCTTCTTCTACCTCTATAGTACCTACTACTTTCTTAGTTGATTCAGCTACAGGTTCAGCTGTTGGTTGAACTGGTGCTAGTCCTTCTAGCTTAGTAGATAGCCTCTTAGCTCGGTTAGCTGCTTTCTTAGCTTCACGCTTAGCGTTCTTGATGTCTTCTTTATAACCTTGTATTAGAGAAGCATTATCATCTTTGATGTCTTGCTTCTCAGCTTTTAGTTCTTCGATTGCATCTCGCTTAGCTGCTGCAGTTTTCTTACTCGCTCGCACCTCTTTGATTCTCGCATCAATATCTGCTATCGCTTCTTTCAGGTTACCCTTCTCTATATCAATCTCCTCTTGAGTATTCTCTACTTCAATCTCGTAGGTTTCGATATCTGATTCTATCTGAGCTATCTCGCTTTCTAACTCCTCCATCTCTGGAGTCTTAGTTGGCTTAGCTTTTTCTACGGGCTTATCCTCCGCAGTCATTACTTCTGGAGCTACCTCTGGAGCAACTTCAGGAGCTGCTTCCTCTGTTGTTTTGTATTGAGACCATTCCTGCTTAGTAAGTGTCCCGTCTTCATTAACCTTGTAAAGGTCAAAGTTGTCTATATTTCTACTGTCTGGTTTTAGTGTTCCAATCCCCTCGGATTGTTCAAAGCTCTCAACGTTTAAGAATTGTCTGCTAGGTATAAAGTTTTCATCTCCCTTTGCTGTTATAACAAACTTAACCCCTTCATTAACTTTTCCAGAATACAATCCACCTCTTTGGAAGTTAGGGGATTGTCTATTGAATCCTTGCTTATCAGCTTTCTCAGTAAGAGTCTTAGGAACTCTCTCATCAAATGTAGCTATATCTTCATTCTTACCTACTAACTGACCTGAGTTAGCCCAATTACGGATAGCCTCCTCACTTCTTGTCTGATGTGTAAAAGTATCTTCAGTTTCTATGATAGCTTCTGGAGCTACCTGAGCTTCTGTTTCTACAGTTACTTCTGGAGCTGCTGCTTCTAACTCAGCTCGCTTAGCTTCTATCTGAGCGGTAAGTGCTTCATCATTTTTTACTCGCACTTTCTCTAGCTCTTTTAAAGTAGTGGCTCTCTTTACTCTTTGAGTTGCTTGTTTTCTAGTAATTGCTTCACTGCCGTCAAAGTATGTTTTATCTTCTGATACTGCAGCTAGGGTTATGTCATCTTCTGGCAACCCCGTAGTATTATTGTCAGTAAGCACATTAAATGTAGTGCCCACTCCACCAAATACACCACCCATAATTCCACCCATCAAGGCTTCTTCCATCACAGGTTTCCAATCGAAGTCTAAGCGAGTTCCAGTTGCTCGCTCTACAGTTTCTATTTTAGAGAACTGCATATTAGCACCCTGTAATCCTTCAGTAACTCCTTCCCAGAATCCAGACTTAGCAATACCTAAACCAATTTCAGCTGCTTTAGTTTTACCTATCTTCTTGATTCCCTCTTTGATTCCTTGTTTCAGAATTTGCTTACCAAGGCTTTTGACTGGAGTTAAAATAACAGAGGTAATACCTGCAAGACCAATAACATCTAACCCTCCTGATATTACACCAGAAGATTGTGAGAGTGCTGCACCGTCATCACCTCGCTCCACAATATCTAGAACATCTTGAGTTGTGTAATCGTCTCCTTTTTCTTGTCTAGCTATCTCAATGATTTGTTCTATGTAAGTATTTCCAGCTTCAAGGATTGTTGTTCCGATAACTGGTGCTACTACAGCAACCGCCATATTAGGAACTTGCTCGGCAATATTTCTCATAATATTACCAAAACTCATATCCTCTGTAAGACCTTTAGTCTGACTGATTCTATTTACAAACTCATTAAGTTCTAGTGCTGATTCTAGCTTTGGAGATATTTCTTTAAGTTTAACATCAGACATATCTCTAACAACACTCGCTGCTTCTGATGCAGTCATTAATGTTCCAAAGTTAGATTCTTGAGGTATGTCAATCCCCTCCTTCTGAGTAACTTTCATATAGTTACCTTTCTCAGAAAGATATACAGGTTGATTAGCATCCATATCTTCTAACTCTTTTAGTGAGTTAGAAAGCTTATTGTAACGTTGAGAATCATCTGCTAAGTCGTAAGCTTGAAATGCTTGAGGTATCTTATATACTATAGCATCTCCAAATGCAGATATTATACCTTCTCCTTTTGCTGTTGAAGATAGTATCCCCATAAATGGATGAATGGTAGATGACATCGATTTTAAGGAGGCTTCTTTTTGAACATCCGCTATATCTCTGCCTTCATCTCTCAGTCTAGCTTGATACTCACTAGTGATTACATCCTTGAGTTCAGCATCATACTTATCTAGTAAGGCTTTGTATTCTTCGTTTTCGTTGAATGCGTTTTTACGCATCTCCTTAAACTGTTGCTCAATTTCTTTATTAGCTTGAGCAATAGCTTCGGGATTGTTTCTATCAAACGAAGGATTGTATAGGTAAGAATCTACTAGTCTATTGTATCTTCTTTTTAAACTAGCATTTATATTGTCTGCAATAGCAGAGAACGTTGGGTCTTTCTTTATTACTTCAGAGTACTTGTCAATCGTTTTCTTTCTGTAGTCTTTGAAAGCATCTGCAGAGGACTTCTCATAGAAGCCCATAAGGTCGTCACCAACCGAAGTATCTTCCTGCGATAACGATTCCCCATCTTCTTTTTTTTTAAAAGAATCCTCTATCTTAAGGGAGAATGAATCGAAATCACCAAGCTCGAAATCATTAGACGCAAACTCGTATAGAGCCTTTCTCTTTTCAGGGTCTTCTAGTTTAGTTTTAAATTCGTCAAATGAACCTAAGTCGTATTTAGCACTTAGGGCTCCGTATAGTGATTCTAGTCTATCCATAATTAGAAACCAGGTATAGTTTGTTTTTGACCTTCAGTCGAGAATGTTAGTGGTACATCAAATACCGTTGAGCTAAATGCGGTTAGGTCATCTGAGCTCTCAACAAAAATACGTTTAGTATCCTTGCCTCGCTTATCCTTAACAAGGATTCCAAAGTCCTTAGTTACATATTGTTGTAGTGGCTGTATAGCTGAGTAAGCATCGTCAATACTAGCGAAGTCATCTTCGTAATTTGATTTCTTACCTAGTATATCTCTAGCTCCTTCAATAAGCGTTTCAAGTCCTGTAGTTACTTGAGCGGTTTCACCAGACTCTTCGTATTGAGTAATTAGTTTATTAACTTCTTTGTTATCCATCTCTCTTAATACCTCAAGAATATTCTCTGAGCCTTGCTCGTACTCTTGTTTGATATCAGGAAGATTAACAAACTCTACGTTCTTCAGAGCTTCTTTACCAGCACTTCTACTGATGCGAGCGTAGTCTTGTGCACTTGGGTACTCTCCCTTGTTTATAACGCTTCCTACGCCCTGGAATGCTTGCACGGTGTCTTGATATCTGTTAGCTTCTAATAGTCTCTTAGTATCTGCTTCAGTAGGTTTAGGAAGTTCCATCTTCTGCTCTACCATTCTAAGCTTGCTTAAAGGACTTAGCATATTTTCTATTTCCTTTCTTACTTCTGGTAAAGTAGTTCTTCCTGCAATCCCCTCCCTTGAGGCATATACTTGCTGAGCTAATCTGTCAAGTGCTTCATCGTTAGCAGTGAATCCTGTAACCTTTCCAGATTTATCAAACTGTGGAGTGTAGTAATCCACGTTGTACTGGATAACTTCTGATTTACCATCAGCTGTAGTATAACCTACATCAGTTGTTCTACCTCCTGCTAATTGACCTGCAGTAGCTGTAACGGCACTTCTAACATCTACGTTATTCTCTACGATTCTATTAAAAAGAATAGAAGGGTTGTCAGCATTGATGCTGTCACCCTTGAAAAGAATCTCTGGATTTTTAAATGCGTTAGTTAACTGGTCAATAGCTTGAGTCTTATTAATTACTGTTGGGTCAGTAGCTATAATTTTAAGACCTTGGTCGTAAGCACCTCTAAGTTGCTCGCTTCGTAGAGCAGCATTCTTAATGTTTCTTGCCTGGTTCTTAATCTCTCTTAAAGTCTCTGGGTCAAAATCGAATCCATCAAACTTTACTTTACCCTTCTTTGTAGTGCGGTATTTGTAAATGCTTTCTTTAGCCTTGTTGTATAACTCGTCTACTTTTCCAGCAATAACTCCTTGATGAGCTAAGTCACCTTCTTCTTTAAGTGACTCAATATTTTCTAATACGGTGTTAGCAAACTTCTGTTCTTGAAGTCTCTTATCCATATAGGTCTCAACTCCAGCTACAACAAATTGCTGTGCTCTCTGTAAGTCTTGTTCTATACTTCTACCTACTTGACCGTAGTCTATTTGTGATTGATATCTAACAGCCATCTTATCCTCCGAATAAATCTTTTGTGGTTAACTGGTTTTGACCGAATTGTCCTGCTGCCATCAATCCCCCGCCTATAGCACCTAGACCTGCACCTAGAATACTTGTAGATTGTCTAGCTAGTTGTGCTTGATTCTGTTGAGATTGGAAATCTAATCCTAGTTGCTGTGCTCCTAATTGGAACTGAGCTAACTGACCAGCTTCTGTAAGACCTAAGTCTGCGAGTCGTAATGCTCTGTCTCGCTCGCTTTCGTATGAAGCCATTTGGGCTGCTCTCTGAGCTTGAACCTCAGCTTCTGTAAATTGTCCTTCAGCACCAGCCTGAGCACCTAATGCGGACAATACTTGTTGTCCTCCTAATTGTCCTGCTTGTAATACAGCTTGACCACCTGCTTGTAGTGCACTAAGCTCTCTAGCTCCTGCAGCTTGTTCAGCCATCATTAATCCTCTCTGTGCTTGCATAGCTCTCTGCTCTCTAACTCCTCCGAACTGTTGAGATAGTTGTCTCTGAGCTGCCATCTCTTGTCCTTGTGCTTGACTGATTGCAGATAGTAATGCTGAGCTACCACCACCAACCCTACGTTGTTGAGCAATAGCTTCTGCTGTTGCTTGACGAGCAGCATCACGTGCGAGTTCTTCACCCGCAACTCTACCATCCGCTGCTAATGCAGCTCTGGTTTCTGCTCTGCCCATTTCTCTAGCTGATATATCTTGTGCTGTTCCTGTAAGTCCTGCACCGTATTCCTGGGCTGCTGCGAGTAGGGCTGATTGTTGTTCTCTCGCTTCTCCAGCTAATCCACCATACATTCCTCGAGCTGCACCAAACTCTAATTGAGCTAAGTCTCCTTCTCCAAGTACACGTAAACCTTCTAGGTCTGAACGTACTCCTGATATGCCTTGCTGAAATTGTTCTTGTATTCTTCGTTGCTCAGCCATAGCTGAAGCACGTTGAGAAGCTAATGCTCTCTGTTGCTGTTTCAAAGCTTTACGCTTCTTACCTGCTGAGAACATACTTCCTATCGCACCAACTGCTCCGCCAAGTAAAGCTAAGGGTATTGCCATAGTTTTATGATATTACAAGATATTAGTATAAGTTACTAAATATCTATGGTTCCTTACAAATTTATACGATTTATTTGTTAAGAGAGGTGTCCAGAGGATAGGTCAGTTTCAATGATGACGTTGTTCAGTCTAGTTTGTATGTCATTGTTTCTTAGTGTTAGCTTGACATCTGTTATAGAACCTGTAACGTGGTCTCCTGAAACCAATCCCCCAGTAGAACCTGAGTCTCTTAAAATATGCGAGTAAAGAACTCGCTCCTCTGCAAAGTAGTTTGCTTCTACCAGCTCAGTGCTTTGTCCGTTCTCGTTATCGATATCCACTCTAATAAGCTCCGACTTAACATCGTTAGCGTTATTATAGTCATAGATATCCATGTTCGTATATATCTTGATGTTCTTCAGAACTTCTGGCAGTTGTGTGTTCATCACGTAAGTAATGTCTGCGTCTTTCTCTGTTCCAAAGAACTCTGTGTAATCTGATTGTAATGACTCGTAGTATTCTACATTGCTACCCGAAGTCTTAAATAGTAGCATATTCTCTTCTCTGGTTTCTGCTGCTTGAGATGTGATATCGTAGAATGATATCCATCTGTTACGTCCTTCATGGAAACCTACAGACTTAGTATCTGAGTCAAACTGTATATGGTAAGTGTCGTAGTATGGGTCGTAGAATCCTAGACAATCCCCTGACTTATCTAAGAAGTATGACTTCATAAAGTAGTCTGATATAGGAGTTAGTCCGTCTGCTCCGTATCGCATTACCTTCTTCTTGTTGTTATCCCAGAAGTATATGTTACCTGCGTACTGGACTATAGAGCGTCTATGGCTTGAGCCAAATCCGCCTTTTAGATTTCTTACTGTACCAATGACGCTTTGAATACTAGAAACAAATCCGTCTCCTGTTGTTCCAGAAAGAACTGCTTCACCAATATAAAGCGAGGCTGTTTCTCGCTCGCATATTGCAAGCATTATATCCCCGTCCGACTCGACTTTACTTGCTCTCTTAAGCGATGTGATTGCTCCGTTCTCATACGGCACTTCAGCTTCTTGAACAAACGAGAATGACGAAATGGGGTTAATGTTTGTCCCCTGGATATATTTACCTCCATATTTTATTTTAGATTCGTTTCGGTTTCTTGATTGATTGTCATATTCAACTAATACTTTACCGAGATTTCTGTCCCAATTAGAATTTCTAGTTGTTCCGTTTACTTTACGAATCAATACTTTTACATTATGCTCAAGGTTTTGAGCTAATATATGGTCGTCAGAGTGAGTGCTATTGATACTGTAAGTTCTCATAGCGACATTAATAAACGTCATATCTCCCTCTATAGGATTACTGTTTATGTCAAAAACCACTGGTTGATTTAAGGAAGGGAAATCTGTATCTATACTTCTAAGCTCACCAGTTTCATAGAAAATTTGAGTGTCTTCAAGCGAGCGAGGAGAATAAATTTCAAAGAACATTCTCCAAACCTCTACATCATCTCCTGCATTTAATGAGTTTCTGGTGTCATAAGTAACTCCGTAAGCACTAGTTTCAAAGCTTTCTCCAGCGGTCCATTCTACATATATAAAATTGTCTGATTGTCCGACAACCTTCATGTTTCTAATAACCTTACTAGAGCTAGTAGATGATAGATTTAAATTTATTCTATCTCCTGCCTGATAGGTATACGTGAATCCAGATTGAATCATACCAGATATATCAAGGACTAAATACAGTATATCTCCTCGATACGTATCTCTAATATATCTCATGTCTTCTTCAGTACCGTTCTTAATTTTCCAGAAGTAATGAGAAGCATATCCTTCGTATGAGAAATCTTTAGTAAGATTCTTAGTCATTACTACTTGATAGTACTTAGCCCAGCTAGGAGTATCACCCATTCTTTTTAAGGTGACTTTTGGATTTATAGGATAATCAAAATTACCTGTCTCAAAATCCTTATAAACTTCAACACCTCTAGTTCTTAGGTATTCATCATAAAAAGCAATTCCTATCTTATACTGAGATGCATTTGTAAAAGCTTTAATTCCATACCCACTAACTCTTGCGTAAGAAAGGTCTGAATAGTTTAGATAAGATTGTGGATTATCAGTTTGAATAGACCCTGTAAGCTGAGTGTCAGAGTCGTCAATCTGGATAAACATATTATGAGGGTCGTTATCAAAGTCGTCTTTATTGTTAGCTAAAAAGACTCTGTTGTTAGCAACCTCTATTGTTTTAGTTTCTAGTGGAATAGTATCAAACAACTTCGTTGACTCTTCTGATGGTAACGCTTCAAACAATTCTCCTGAAAAAGTAAAGAACGTTTGTTTACTAACGTCTAGCGTAGCACATCTTCTAAACACACCTTCATTACCTACTCTAGCATATATGTCTAGATACTTAGCATAGGTTGGGTGTGAAGAACCTACTGTAATTCTATATTTAGCTGGACTATTAAGGTGAGCGTTATTAACGATATACTCTTTAGCCTCTATAACTTTAGATATAGGACCGATAGCAGATACTTCTCCAGAATCATAAACATATCTGCCTACGAACTGAATACCATTTTCCTTAAATATCTCCTTATCTAATGCCATGTTATGAGCTTGATTGAGGGTTAACGTTAATGAATGAATCTAATGCTACCGCACTCCATGCAGGTTGAACAACTGTACTTAACTGGCATTTGATTTTAAACTGAGCACTAATAGTAAAGCTACTGAAAGTAGTACTTCCTGAGCTAACTATAGATGCATTAGTTATTTTAGAACCTACCGAACCTAGAGTTATACTTATTTCTTCATCGCTCTGACTACTAAACTTAGATAGTGTAAATACAATATAAAGATAGGTAGAACCACTCGCAGCAGTGTTTACTGGGAATCTCTTACCGTATACATTTTTATTACTAATATCCCCTGTATAGGTGGCTAGCGACAATCCCGTAGGGTTTGATGTATCAGAAGTATCTAAGTACATCTTATTAATAGTCCACGTCCAAGTACCAGGAGCTACAGTGTCTCTAACAACTATTGGACGAGTCGTAAGTATACCTGATATGTTAGCTGTATTAGAATCAACAGTACCATCGTTTGCAGTGTAAGTTATTGGATTACTCGCAGAAATACTCGTTACACTCGCATCCTGTGGTGGAGTATAAAGTAATCTATCAACCGAGTTTTCTATACTAATACTACCCCCATACTCTGAAGGAAGTGTAGCACTATAAGTTAAGTCATCTCCATCTGCATCTGTAACGCTATAAATGAAGTTCACTCTGTGATTTACTTCTGTGCCTGTTGGCTCAGCAAAAGACGTTACGTCATTAGCAACTGGAGCTGAGTTCTGAGGTGCTACAGAATTTACTGTAACAGCTATTGTATTTGTCGTTGCTGTATTTCCAGCAGCGTTAGTTACAGTGATAGTCAAACTATATGAGCCAGCTGTAAGAGCTGTAGCTGTAACTAGGTTTCCATTAGAATCAACTTCGAACTGTGAGTTACTAGATGTAAATACTAATCCTTCTGTGTTAGCAGGGTCAGATGTTCCAGAGGTTGCTGTTATATCAATCCCCGTATCAAACCCAACAGCCTCATCATCATCAATAGATAAAGTGTATGCGGAAGCTGATATTGTAGGAGTAGCTCCAGTAAGAGTTAAAGTAAACTCCTCTGAATAAGAGAGGTTACTAGAATCTACTACCTTAAATACAGCTGTAAAGCTTCTATCTGCTGTATTATTATAACTAAATGTATCTGCTGACTGAAGCACCGCTGTAGTGTCTGATGTGCTTGAATCTACTAACGTGAATCTAGAAGAAGCGTCAGTACCATTAGCATCTAATATTGATTCTAATGTAAATGATAGACTAGTCTCTCCAGCAGTATCTGTAGCTGTAACCGTAGCTATAGTGCCTCCTGATGCGAGTGATTCTGAGAATGATGTTGTATTAAGAGATAAGTCAGTAGGGGCTACACCCACGTTTTCAACTTCAAATACAAAGTTGAATGTAGGTGGCTTCTTGATAAGCGTTAAGTCTGCAATATCTGATATAGTAACCACATCTCTTTCTGTATACCATGATAACGGAGTTCCGTTGTCGTGATAGTTCCAAACTAAAACATCCCCAACCTTTTTAAGGTCTGGGGTGAAGTCTGTAGTCACATCGTGCGTGTACTTTACTTTTTCTGTAAAAGTAGTATCTCCCTCTGTGTATTCGAATATCTTAGCATAGGTGTCTCCTTTTACTAATATGTACAACACCCCTAGATTATCTACTACTGCAGCTTTCACTACGGGATTGGTAAGACCAGAGGCAAAACTCTTTACTGTTTTTATTGCCTCCATTGTTTTTAGAGAACCAGCACCCCCACTAGCAGACGTATCTAATACGATATTGTTAGCGTCAATGTAATCTCCTTTTGATAAAAGATATTTGTCTACATCTTTATTTAAACCCCCTGTAGCTCTAAGTGTATTCTTCGGCATAACATTTTAGTTTTTGATTGAACCGTGAATACCTGTTCTTAGTGAGGCTATGATGTCTGCATAAGTAAGCGAGTTCAAGCGAGCTCGCAATCTCCTCTTAGCATTTACGTAGTCTTGTTTTGCTAAACCAACCTTGTTAAAAGATGCGTTGGTATGATAGTGTTTTTGATATATAATATACTTCTTAATTACATCCTGAGCGTATGGGTGTACTACGTTAGCTTCTGTAGTTGATACGCCATCAGTAATATAAGTAAGAGTTACTTTATTAACTTCCATTGCGTTATTAAATACTAACTCTCCAGAATCACTATCTACATTGTATGATTGTGATTGCTGTCCTGCAATCCCGTAAGCTCTACCTACGTGCTCACCATATTCGTTTACGTGTCCAAAATGTGATGTAGTAGTATATACTAAGTCTAAGTCGTAAGTAATGTTGTCCTGGTCTGCGTATGCTACTTTATTGCCTTGCCCATCGTATTTCTGAATGATATTTAAAGAAGGGTCTAAGCGAAGCGGTAAGACATGTTCTCCGTACTTAGCAGACACATCTACAATGTCAACACAATCTCCTGGGAGAATCGCTCTCATGTAGTCTGTTACGTCTAATTCCACAGACTTTACGTTACTAGCAGTAGCACCTGCATAGTTAGCAGAAACACTACCAGTTTCCCCTAAAGGAAAGTCGTAGTTTAATTCCTCTAAACATTGAATACCATAGTGCAGAAAACGCACGTAGTAATGCAGTGGAAACTGCATATCCATTAATGTATTTCTAACTATATGATTAAGTGTTACGGTCTTCATTTGCTGCTATTTCTGCTTGTGATACCTGTCCTATTCCAATCATTCTAAGAACTTCTTGAATCACATCTGATTCATATTCTGGGCTTAATGGTAGTATACCATTATCTCCTAATTCAGACAAGTCACTAACTAACAAGTGAACATCTACTAAAGTCGCTACTTGAATTTGAGCACCACCTTCTCCTATTCCTGTTATATTGTTAGTAAAGTAAATTCTTCTACCCTGCACGTAATACCCTGTCTGTTGTTCTAAGTAAGATGTATTTATACCTCCTGTTTGTGTTTCTCCTGTATATTCAACCCCCATGACTTGCCAATCTTGAGAAGAGATGGGGATGTAAGGACTCCAAGGCGTAGTTCCTAAATTAACTTGCCATACACCCATATCCATTGGAAGTGATATAGGTAGTGTAGGTAAGTCTACGTAAGCTCTATTTTTAGAACTTTCTGATTGTGCATTAAGTTGATATTTAACAAGATTACATCTTGGAATATCAATATACCCATCTGTAAATCTTTCAAAAGTCTGAGCTTTCAAAACTTTATTCATCGCTTGTTCGATGAGAATTTTAACTTCTCTTGTATCAAGCGAACGATTTATGTTCTCCTTATCAGAGTAACGAGCGTATATACGTTGTATGAGTTCTGCTAACTTCTTCTTAGTTGTTGCCATCTCTTAGTTGATTTGAATCTCTAACCGCCTCTAATTGGATGGCTTGACCATCTTTAATAGGGAAGCCTAGATACATTAAAGCTCTCGTTACAATGTCTGAGAATTGTCTCTTATCCCATTGTAGGTTTGTTTGTGCACCAAAAGGTGCAGCTGTGATTACCCCATTAGATTCAGTATATACAAATTCTGCATCTTGAGGCTCTCTAAAATACACAAGTATAAATGTGTATGTTTCATCAGTAGGTCTTGGAGCAAACTCAATCTTCTCTAGACCATCCCAAAATATAGTAGCGATGGGTCTTATAGTGTCGTCTGTAGATGATGTCTCTACTGTAGGAGGTGCAATAGCAGAACTCTTTCTATCTAGAAATTCATCCCACTTCAACAACTCTCCTTCGTGAAGATTATTGCTACTGTCTTTAAAATAGAATCCTACCGCAGATGAGTAGTCTGACGGTAGGACCTTTACACCATTGTTTACAGATGATAGAGTTATAGTTTCTCTAGATAAGAATAAGTGGTCATACTCGAACTCCTTAGACTTTCTGTAGTTATCTACAAGTTGGTCGAATAAGTCGTACTGTGCTCTGTTTACGGCACGGTCAATATCACCAGGAGAAACAAAAGCACCATAGTTCTTTTTAAGCGTTCCCCGTATAAACTCATGTACATCTGTAATTGGAATCATTAGTCTTCTAGATATTCGCTAAAAGTAAACATGAATGAAGGTTTTAATTTAAGACCCTCAAACTCGTCTACTTTGATTTTCTCGGAGAGGACTTTGATATCTTCCTCAGTATCAAAAAGCTCCGTCATTTCTTTCTGGAACTTCTTAACGTTCTTCTCAGGAATGGTAACCTGCCCATCCTTCTCCTCACCATACTTTTTAAATAGAGCGTTACGTTGCTCTTCTAACGTTTCTAATGGCTTACTAACTTCTGCAGCTAGTCTAGCCATTTTGTAAGCAAGTTTAGCGGATACACCGCCTTGCTCTTCTGCTGTTTGGTTGAAAGTTCCGATAGCGTTTGCTAGTGTCTGAACCTCAACGAGTTTCATTTTCTTTTCTGTGAACATAATGTGTATTGTTTAGATTTGGTAAATATACTATTATTTACATTCCTTTCTTGTGTTTCTGGCTCTTCGGTGGACTCTTCTTCAATCCCCCTTTACCAGCCCAAAAGAATTTATCAGCCCAGTAGGCTGCACTAGTCTTACCTTTTTTGATATTAGAAGCGTGTCTTGCTTTGAAAGATTTACGTGCTTCTGGACTATAGTTATGACCCATACCTTGTGCTCCGAATCGGATAACTTTTATCTTGTCTCCGTCTCGTACTGCAACAATCCCCTTCTTAGTGGGATGTGATGGAGTTCGCTTTGGTTTGTTAAGACCTTTTAGTCCGTACTTAGCTAGTTTCTTTTTTTCTGAATCTTTCATTTCGCTTTTCTTACTTTTTTAGCAACAGACTTCTGGTAGCTCGCTTTCTGCTTTCCTGCTTTACTCGCAGCTCGCTTACGTCTATTCGCTTCTTGTTTTTGACTTGATGACATAGATGACCTTACAGACTTAGGCAAGTATCTTCCACGTTGTGCTCTTGGTTTCTGAGCATCCTTTGGTGATACGTAGCCCCAATCTTGTTTAGTCCATTTACTTAAAGAGTTACTAGAGCTCTTTGCTCCCTTGTATTTTCCTCCTGCTTTCTTGTATCGCTGCACGGCAAGCTGAGCCTTTCTTGCAGACCATTGACCTGCACGTCCTCCCTTGCTTCCAGACTTTACACTGGCTACTATTCTTTTCCAAAGAGCTGGGTTTGATTTTTTAGATGTTGACATGATTATTTATTTTAAAAGTCTACTATTGACTACCGCCTCCACCTTCTGTTGGCAGACCGCCACCGCCTCCGCCACCGCCTGAACCAGCAGCTTGAGTGACAGTAACAGTATGTAAAAGATTATCGCTTGAATAACAGCTACCACTAATATATACGCTAAAGGTCAACGACCTGCTGCTTGTAGTGCTGTTAGTTTCTACATTTAAGTATCTTATTGTGCTGCCTGAAGAAGCAGTAAAATTAATTGCTGTACTTCCGCTACCTCCAGTTGTATCTGAACTAGTGCTTAGTCCTGCCCAAGACTGATTAATAGACATATAGATAATAGCCCCTGTACCTTTTGGAGTATAATCAAGGTCAAACTCCCATCTGAAACTCTGACCTGCTGCTGAAGCACTAATAGCTGTGCCTGTAAAACAAGCTGTATTAAAGTTAAGCTTCATACAGCCTAATTCCCTGTTACCTACATGACCTCTAAACTCAGACATCGCATAAGGAGTAGCAGTATATCCACTGCCTTGCTCTAAGTTTGGGTCGTAAGGAGCTACTACATTAAACCCATTGACCTGAAATACATTATCCATAGGTGGACAGAAGTTATAATCACTACCATTAGCGTTTCCTCCACGCATTAAGTCATACATAGATATGTTGGTTAGGTTAACGGTAGAACCACTAACATAACCATTAACACCTACGTCATTATATCTACGCTCCTTAGCGACACCTCGCATTGATATTTGTCCACTAGTTGGAACCGCCATTTAATCTTGATTTAAGTTCATCAATCTGTTCTTGTTGTTCTTTAACTGCTTCAATAAGCACACCAACTATTTTCTCGTAATCTACAGTCTTGTATACTTTATCGCTGTCATCCATTAAAGGCATTTTCTTCTCTCTTACAATCTCAGGAAGCACTTGTTCTACTTCTTGAGCAATAAGACCTAAATCCTTCTGTCCTTCTCTGTGACCTTTATTCCAAACATATTCAACTCCTCGTAAAGATTTTATTTTACCGAGTGCATTGTCTATTGTTTTTACTTCATCTTTTAATCTAATATCTGAAATAGTTGAAGAGTATGCAATAACATCTCCTTCTACATGAAGGTCGCCATCATTCTCTAATCGCATATCCTCAGCACTATCTAAGAAGAATCCTATAGAGGTCGCTCTAATTAAAATCCTGTCAGCAGAACCATTTGCTCTTACTAAACTTAAATCTTCATCATAAGAACCAATAGTTCCACCATTTACAATTACTTTTTTATCAAAGTAGTTACCTCCTCTATCTGTAGTAAAATGACACCAAGAAGTATTTTGAGGACCGATATTTACATTACCTGAATTGGTAGTTATATTGAGAGAATTACCACTACCCTTTAAAAGTTTAGTATTAGAATCATCAATCTCTATTCTACCATAAGCTCTTACTCCTCCATCTATAGTTCTAAATCTATCAGCTCCATTTTCAAAAAGCCTAACATAAGTTCTTGCTTGGTTGCAATGCATGTAAATTAACGCCTGATTAGTGCCTGAAGTGTTTTCACCTTGAAAATATATGTTTCCATTTGCATGGTGATAGTTTCTGAAGTAAGTGTCTGTACCATTGTGCCACATTCTAAAATCAGAGCCTTCTCCTAAACGGATAGTATCACTATCCCTCATCTTCATATAGTTGTTACCCCATTCAGTAACTTCTGCTCCTGCAATAACTACTCTAAATTGGTCGGTGGCATGAAATTGTAGATATGTGTTGGTGTCTCCCGTATGAATAATTTGGTCTGCTACATAAATATCATTTATTCCTTGAATATTGTTCCCGGAAAAATCAACGTAAGTAGCGGCACGGTCGCCGTGCATAATAAGCGAACCAGTAGCATTGTTATCATGACCCCACATACCCCATTCGCCATTTCCTATCTGAGATAGTCCTGTCCAAGAGTTACCACCTGCAGTAGTTACTGTTGTAGCTCCACCTCTGTACCCAATAGACATACCATAACTGTCCATTGAAGTAGTAGTTGAATTATGTTCAGAAAAGAATAATCTTCCTGAACCTTCACCTGAAGCGTCTGTGTTACCTTCAAAAGAAAGCCATCTGCCTCCATTGTTAGTTCCATTACCAGGAGTACCTAAGCTTAAACTACCGTTTGAATGTATTCTTAGTTTTTGATAACCATTCCAAGGAACTCTAAATCCTAGATAACCAGTTTCATTAGAGCTTCCCATTTGAGAAAATATATCACAGTGCAGTCCTATACTTCCATTGAAAGAACGTAGACGCATACCTGCATTCCCTCCGCCTGTATCGTCATTAACTCTAAGTTGAGGAAAAGAGTTGTCTACGATATGCACTTGTGCACCTGCTGATGCAGTACCAAACCCTGCTGAACCATCAGTATCAATCTCCCAGTTATAACCAAACATTCTGTTACCCCTAACAAGAACATTATCTCCTGAAGTGTTACCTAAGTAAAGGTTATTTGCGTATAAGTAAGTATTACTGTTGTTGGTATAGAAGTCTTGATTTATTCTAACCCTTGAGCCTGAATCATTGTAGAAATATCCACCACCTGTTCCAACATATAAATTATCTCCAGCTCTAATACTAGCATTTACGTCTAACTGGTAAGAAGGTTCTTTACCAATCCCCACCTTATTATCATCAGTAATATTAAGCACGTTATAAGTACCATCTATATTTCTTAGATAGTAGTGTCCATTAGAACCTATATTGTGTGCCCATGTCCTTACACCTGTACGCACCATTGAAATGAACCCATCACTACTCGTTCTAATTCTCACTGGAGCAGCATTAGTAACATCAGCAGCTTCTCCAAATAACGCACTACCTACTACATGGAGGTCTTGTGTTGGAGTTGAGGTGTTAATACCCATACGTCCATTGGTATACGTATATGTAGCACTATCCCCTAACTGTATTTTATCAGGGTCAGTTCCTTCATCTAACAGTATTACATTTCTTCCTCCTGCAGCTAATTGTACTTGGTCTCCTTGGAATCTAAGATATGTATTTGTGTCGCCATTATGGTAAATGTATTCACCTACATACATATTTGTAGCGGTTAAATCTCCAGAGATTGTACTTGACTGGTCTGTTCTTACAAACGAACTCGCATGTAAACCATCAAGCATGTCTGCATTTAGATTCGAACCTACACCATCATTTCCTTCATGGAATACTTTGTTAGCTCCTAAGTAGATGTTGGGGGATTGTCCTGATTGTCCCCACTTAATCTGACCAGGAGTGGCTGTATGAATAAATGTAGTTCCTGAATAAACAGTAGCTGTAGGGCTAAAAGTAATTTCCTCATTATTTAGAGGAAATATCTCTATTGCAGCACCAAAGCTAGTTCCTGCATTCGCACTACCTGTGTATTGTAAGTAGATATCAAAGTCCTCGTTGTTATTACTTATAATCTTAATGTCTAAGCTAGAATAATTACCAGCTTGAGAATGAACTATAATGTCTGCAGAGTGGTTTACAGATATATCAGAAAGACAGTTTACTACAATATTACCTGTAGTACCATGAACTGTCATTCTTATTGTA